CGTGCAGGGCGACCAACAGGAATTAGAATATATTAAAAGTAATGATACTATGAGGTAAAACTGTGTATAGTTCACTAAATATCTACGATAAACAATTATCTATAAAAGCTAAAACTGTAGATTCTCCAAATGCAGCCTATCAACGTATGGCTACATTTTGGCCTTTGATAGAAGATCTTTTGGCAGGAAGTGTGAAAATTAAACAAGAGCACAGAAAATATTTATTTCCAGAACCAAGAGAAAGTACAGAAAGTTATGATTCGAGATTAAATCGAAGCGCAGTTGTACCATATTTTCAAAGAATTGAAAAAATGTTGGCGGGTATGCTTACAAGAAAATCAGTTCGTCTTGAGGATGTATCTGATACAGTATTACAACAGCTTTTTGATATAGATTTAGAGCAAAATGATTTAAATGTCTGGTTATTTAATACAGCAAGAATAGCAATTGCCTTTGGTCATGTAGGAGTTTTAGTTGATGCACCAAAAGAAGGAGACAAAACGAGACCATATTGGGTTACATATAAACCCTCTGATATTTTAGGCTGGCGAACTGAAATAATAAATGGCATAAGAGAATTGACGCAAGTGCGTTTATTAGAAAATGTTGTTGAACCTGATGGCAAATATGGAGAAAAAATTATTACACAAATAAGAGTTTTAGAGCGTGGAAAATATGAAATACATAGAAAAGATGATAAGAGAAGTGGGTTTAGATTATATGATCAAGGACAAATGAGCTTAAAAGATAAAATACCTTTTTCTGTTGCTTACTCTAATAGGGTTGGTTTTTTTGAAAGTCGCAGTCCTTTGTATGACATAGCAGAGCTAAATCTTAAGCATTATCAAATTCAATCAGATCTTGATAATATTTTACACATTAGTTCAGTTCCTAATTTAGTTGTTTATGGTTATCCAAATGCTGATGAAATAACTACTGGTCCAAATGAAGCATTATCATTACCACCAGAATCTAGAATGGAATATGTTTCACCAGCGTCAGACAGCTTTGATGCAATATTTACAAGATTAAATGACTTAAAAGAACAAATAAATACATTATCATTAGCGGCGGTGCTTGGACAAAAATTAGTTGGCGAGTCAGCGGAAGCCAAAAGAATAGACCGTTCACAAAATGACAGCACTTTAATGGTATTAGCTCAACAAATGCAAGATTTAATAGATAATTGCTTACAGTTTCATAGTCAGTATTTAAATGAACCAAAAGCGGGAACATGCACTGTTAATAGAGATTTTGTTACTGCTAGGTTAGATCCACAAGAAATTACAGCATATACACAGCTATTTAGCCTTGGTGGTATAAGTCATGAGACCTTATTAACACAATTGTATAACGGTGAAATATTAGGCGATGATTTTTCAGTAGAAGAAGAAATTGAAAGTTTACAAAAAGGTGGTTTAAAAGAAATTGAAGAGGATCTATGATAAATGAGTACCATAGAAGCATTTTATAGAGAGGCAATTGATTTAAACAGATATAGCAATAAAGTTCAATTTCAGATTGCAAGTCAATTTAATGAGGTAATTTTAGACGTATTAAGAAAGATTAGGGATGTAGAAGGCAATACTAGAGCTTCAGAAGCTAGATTGCAGGCAATATTAACCCAGATGGTAGAAAGTTTAAAAGGTTGGGAAAATGAAAGTTCTATTTATATGATTGAAGAGATGCAAAATTTAGCAGAGTTTCAAGTAGGTTTTGTTCAAGATCAATTACAGAAAGTTATTCCTCAAGGAGAATATCAAGTTAACACTGTTGCTGTTTCTCCTGACTTTGCAAAATCTGTTGTGACAAGAGACCCGACTAAACTTAAAATTCGATTGCGTGATAAGGATGGAAATTTTCGATCTGCTCAATTCGCTTTAACAGCAAAAAGAGGATCAGATATTTCATTACCAAATGGTGATACTGTAAAAAAATCATTCAGAGGTGTAGCGGAAAGTTCTGCATCGAGAATATCAAGAGCAGTAAAACTAGGAGTAATAGAGGGAGAATCGTTGCAGAAAATTACTAAAAGATTAAAGGGGCCAAATTTAAGATTTAACAGTAAACCACAAAATACAATTGCTTTACGTAGTGCATTAATAAATTCAGAAGGAATGTCATTATCAAACAGACAAATACAAACTGTTGTTAGAACAACGGTAAATCAAGTACAAAATGCAGCAAGTCAGGCTGTTTATGCAGCGAATCAAGATATTACAGGACAATATCAATATGTCGCGACTTTAGACGCAAGGACAAGTTCTACTTGTCAAAGGTTAGATGGTCAAATATTTAAATATGATCAAGGACCAGTTCCACCACAACATTTTAATTGTCGATCTACTACTGTTCCTGTTGTTAACTTTGATAAGTTACAGAAAAAATATCCAACCTTAGAAAAACCTCCAGTGGGAAAAGTTGTTACAAGACCTAGTGTAAAAGGCAGAGTTCCTCAGAATACAAATTATGCAAATTGGTTAAAAGATAATCCTGATATACAAGATAAAGTTTTAGGTGAAAAGAAAAAATATTTTAAATTTTTAATGAGTCCAAAAAGAGGTGATAAGCAATTAAATGCAACAAACGCTTTAAAAAAAATTATTAGAGAAGATGGAACAGAGCTAACATTAAAAGAATTAGCTGATAAATACAAAGATGCCAATTAAGAAAGGAAAATCTCAAAAAACTATAGCTGGAAATATAATAATGTTGATGAAAGAAGGTAAATCCAGATCAGAGGCTGTTGCTATTGCTTTAAGTAACGCCAGAAAAAATAAAACAGCTAAAAAACGTAAAAGGAAGTAAAATAAAACTAGTTACACTTTCCACTATGTATGGAAAACGAAAAAAATCAAAAAAAACAAAAAAAACAAAATGTAAGAAAATAAAATGAAAAAAGGATCTAGGGTAAGTTGGGTTTATCAAGGTAAACGCACTTTTGGCAAAGTTACAAGTGTAGCTGGAAAAAGGGCTACAATAAAAGGTCCTTCAGGAGGTACCGTCACTCGTGTAGGTACTGATGATGATCCTATAATTAGAATTATTTCTGAAACTACTGGCAACGCAGTTTTGAAGAAAAGGTCTCAGTTAAGGTCAGCACCAAAAAAGAAAAAATGAGATTAACTGACAAACAAAAAAAGCTTTTAAAAAAACATCAACAGACTCATGGTCATACAAAAGCTCATATTGAATATATGAAACGCAAGATGAGAGAGGGTATAAGTTTTACAAAGGCTCATAATATGGCAATGAGTAAAAAGGGAAAATGACAATTAAAAAGGGCGGTCATATTTTTAAGGGTTTAAATCAACCAATAAAGACTCCAAACCATAAAACTGGAAAAGCTGGTGCAGTTGTCGTTGAAATAAATGGAAAACAAAAGCTTATAAGATTTGGTATGCAAGGTGCAGATAATAAACCTCGAAGAAAAGGAGAATCACAAGCTGATAAGGATAAGAGAGCAGCTTTTAAAGCTAGATTTGCAAGATTAATTGCAAAAGGTCCTAGCAGTGCAGCTTATTGGGCTGACAAAACACGATGGTAAGATAATATATATATTAATTATTGTTAAAATTATTTATGGCGGAAGAACCAATTAGACCAAATCCCTCACATCAAGAAGTTGAAGCTTTAAAAGAAAGTGTAAAAAAACTTGAGGCTAATAACAAAGCATTGATGGAGCAATATGGAAAAGCAATGGACAAAGCAAAGGCAATACCTGATGATGTAGATGTCAACGCTTTAATTGCATTTAAACAACAAAAAGAGCAAGAGGAATTAGAAGCGAAAGGAAGATACGAAGAAGCTATTGCTAAACAAGCGCAGCAATTTCGAGAAGCAGAAGCAATGCAAAAGCAACAAATTGAAAAATTAATGGCAGAAAAAAGACAATTAGAGATTGAGGCTCCAGCAGTTACAGCTTTAGCTGATGTTGTACATGATCCTAAATATGCTCTTAGTCATATAAATAAAGAACAACTATCAAGAGACCCTGACGGAACAGTTGTAGTAGTGGATGGATATAATAGAACACCTGTGAAAGAATGGGCTTTATCTAATATGCCTTCATGGGCGCAAAAATATCCTAGACCGCAAGGTAGCGGAGCAACTACAACAAAAGTTCAAACAGAGTATTTAAGAACTGGTGAAAAAAATCCATTTTCCAGAGATACTTTTAATTTAACTGAGCAAGGCAATTTATCAAAATTTAATAGAGAAAAATTTGAAATGCTGAAAAAAAACGCAAATAATGGTTAATATATAAATATCAACTGTGCGGTTGTAGGGTGTGCGCCCGAAAGAAAAACATAATTAAAAAAAATAAATGGCTACAGTCCGTAGTGATTTAATTGTTCCAGAGGTTTTTACACCCTAGATTTTTGGGGCTTATGTTGGTAACAACATAATGAAACAAGGTGAATTGCTGGAAGTCCACCATCAAAGGATAATCAGCAGCCAAGCCAGCACACAAGCTGGAAGGTTCAGAGACTAACTCCCGATAGGAAACTAAGTAACGGAGACACGAGTGCCTTGCAACCTTATAGGTTGAAGATATAGTCCGACCTACATCAATGGAAAAGATGTAGAAAAGAAAGATAAAGAGCTTTCTTGTTAACAACGTGATCTGATCGAAGCGACAACTCAAACTGACAGCTTTATACAGAGTGGGGTAGTGCAACCTTTAGCAGAATTAAATCTATCCTCAAC